GGCTTCGTTCCGGAAGTCTGACGGCCTGTGCGAAATGTTGACGCGTTGGCAGAATGCCATTCCTCATATACTGTACGGGCATACAGTATTCAGCGTATGGAGTTCGCGCATGTTGTCGAGTCAGAAGGAAGCCCGCCCGGTCGCCCAGGAGGTACCGCAGTTGGTCGAGCCGGTGAGTGAAACCGAGCGGGCGCTGCTGCGCTGGTACCGGCAATGCACGCCGACGGACAGGGCGCATGTGATTCGCTTCGTCTCGGTGCTGGCCGAAACCCATAAACACTAAAGGCGCCGAAAGGCGCCTTTTTCATGCCCGTGCTACATGCACATCGGCGCCTCGCCCTGCTCGCCCCACTCCTCGTCGATCAGCTCCCAGGCCGAGCGCTGCGGCTCTGCCGGCGCAGGCTGTAGCTCGCTTACGCGTTCGCTTGCTGGATCCGCTTCCATTCCCGCTCCACGGCGCGCTGGGCGCTGCTCTTTTCGGCGTACAGGTGCAGCAGCCGCTTGGGGCTGGTCTGATCGCCTTCGGTGAGTTTCTTCTGCTCGCCTGCCTTCTCGTCCCGGTACCAGGCCAGCACGCCGGTGTAGTTGCCGGCCTCGGCCAGGTCGGCGACGTCGTCGGCGTCCGGCAGTTTGGATTCCAGCTCGAGCGAGGTGGTGTAGCTGTCCGGCGTGAAGCTGTGCTGGATGTCGGCCTTCACGCCGATCAGGCTGTAGGTGAGTTCTGGGATCAGCTCCGGCCGGCCCTTTGCCAGGGTGTAGCTGAGCGTCGCGGTACCGCGCTGCAGGCGGGACCACTCGGCGCGGGCGGCTCGCAGGGCGGCCTCCTGGTCGGTGTAGGTGTGGCGCAGGTCCTTGAGGTTGTCGCCGCCGCCGGCGATGGCTTCCTTCTTCTCGGCGCTGTTGAGCTCGTAGTAGTAGGCGCGCACGCCGCTGTAGCTGTCGCGGTCGGCCTGCAGGTAGCGGTGGCCGTCGCCATCGGCGCGGGTGAGCGTGATGTGCGGCAGCGAGGCGCCGCTGGCGGTGGTGCTTTTGCCGGCCGGCATGAACAGCAAGCGCCCGGCCTTGATGCTGGCAATAGCGTCGAACTGCTGGCCAAGGCGGCTGAGCAGGTTGGCGTCGGATTCGTTGGCCTGGTCGACCTGGGCGAGCTGGATGACCGACAGCGCCGCGCTAATCACCGGGCTCAGGCCATAGGCAGCGGCTACGGTCTGGACGATGGCGCCGAGGGTTTGGCTGCTCCAGCTGCGCTCCTTCTTCGATTTGAGGCCTTCACGCAGGTCCGCGCTGCGGGCGCGGATGGTGAGCATGTCCGGCGCGCCGCTGTGCTCGACCTCGTCCACGGTGTAGCTGCCCTTGTCCACGAGGCCCGTGTCGTGCCAGCCGAGCCACAGGCGCACCACGGCGCCGCGTGGCGGGATGGCCAGCAGGCCGTCGTGGTCGCTGAGGCTGATGCTGAGCTGGTCGGCCTCCATGCCGCGGTTGTCGGTGAGCTCGATGCTGATAAGCCGCTGCTCGATGGCGCTGGTGATGTCCTGCCCGTTGACCATCACGCGGCAGATCGGCTGTGGATAGGCAGTGGCGTCGCGGTACTTGTCCGCCGCCTGCTGGGCGTAACCCTTGGCCTGGTCGAGCAGGCCTTTTCCCTGGGTGAGCAGTTCCTCGATCACAGCAGCCTCCGCAGGAGGTTGCCGCCGGCGGCGATGGCGCTGCCGAGCAGATCCACCCGGCCATCGTCGATGCGTTTGAGCGCGAGGGTGAACTCGATGCGGCGCGCCTGGCCGTCGCGGAAGAACAGCGTGCGCGTCTCGCTCAGGCTCTCGATGATCCAGGTGCCGTAGATTTTCCCAGTGCCCTCCACCAGCGGCCAGGCCTTGCCGGTGTCGGCCATGGTGCGCAAGGCATCCAGGCTCAGCTGGCTGCCGGCCAGCGCGGGCAGCAGCACGCCCGGCAGGGTGATGCTGTCATCACCGCGGCCGAGGTACTGGCGCGCCGGGTTGGTGCCGATGCGCGAAGTGCTGCCGTGCCGCCATTCGGTCTGCCGCTGGAATTCCTGGTAGGCCAGGGTCTCCAGCGAAAAGACGAACATGCCGAGGGCCATCATCATGGTCTGCTACTCCTGGTAAATCAGTCCTGGTCGAATAGGGACGAGCGGGCACGGGCGCCCTTCTCGCGCTCGAGGCGTTCCAGCTCGGCACGCACCATGCGCGCGATCGCGGCGGGGTCCATGCCGGCTGCGGCGTTGATGTTGACGTTGTAGGTGTTGCCACCGCCGGCCGCTGCCGACGCTGGTGCACGCGCCGCCAACGGTGGGCGCGAGTCGAGCGGTACGTCGGCAGCCAAGGCGGCGGAACCGCCCGCCTCCATGCCAGCCAGTGCGGCGAACGGGTTGCCGGCGCTGGCCAGTGCGCTGCCGCCGGCATCAGCCAGGCCCTCCCCGACGCCTTCCATCGCGGCGAACGGGTTGCCCTGGCCCTGCTCGAGGCCCACCGCGAGGCCGTCCATGGTGTGCCCACCGAGTTCGGCAAACACCCGCGACGGCGAGTGGATGCCGAGCAGGTTCTTGAAGGTGCCGATGACGCTCTCGGCCATGCCCCCGATCGATGCGGTGAGGTTGGGGAACATGCTGGTGAAGCCGTTGATCAGGCCCTGCACCAGGTTGCCGCCGAACTCGCTGAACTTGCCCGGCAGCTCCACGCCGAACCAGCCAAGCACACCGGCGAAGGCGCGGTAGAACAGGCCCAGCGGGCTGAAGTTGAGGATGGTGGCGGCGATGCCCCCTATGCCGCCGGCAAAGCCCTGCTTGATCTCGGCCCAAAGCCCGAGGAAGAACGGGGCAACGCGGCCCCAGTTGGCAATAAGCAGCGTGGCGCCCAGGACGAGCGCGCCGATCAGCACGCCCACCGGGTTGGCCATGGCAGCAGTCGCGACCAGGCGCAGCCCGGTAGCAACCAGCGGCAGCGCGGTCTTGCCCAGGTTGAACAGCGTGCCGGCCAGCCCGGCACCCTTGATGCCGAACAGCGTCATGCCATAGCGCAGCATGGCGAACGGGCCGAGGATGCTGGCGATGGCCAACGTCAGCCCGCCCATGCCGGCCATAAGAATGCCCACGCCGGCGGCGGTCTTGACGATGTTGGCGGCCAGCTTGGGGTTCTCGGCGATCCAGCCCTTCACTCCGCCGATGATGCCGGTGATGGTCTGGGTGATTTCGCGCATGGGGCCGTTCTGCTGCTCCTGCAGCTGGATGCCGAGGTCTTCCCAGGCGCTGCCCATGGCCGAGAGATCGCCGCGCAGGTTGTCGGCCATGGTCTTGGCGGTGGCGCTGGCTTCGCCCTCGGTGTTCTTGAGGGTGCTGACGAACTCCTGCAGCGCACCGCTGCCGGCCTGCTTGACCAGTACCTGCAGGCCTGCGACCGCCTCTTCGCCGGCGATGCCCTTGAGCAGGCCGGCGCGGTCGGCGTCGCCCATGTTCTTGGTTTTTTCGTAGATCTCCTGCAGCACGGTGGGCATATCGCGCAGGTTGCCCTGGGCATCCACAGCGCTGATTCCGAGGGTCTTCAAGGCGTCTGCCGCTGCCTTGGGCGGTGCGCTCAGGCGGTTGAGGATGGCGCGCAGCGCGGTACCGCCCATGCTGCCCTGGATACCGGCGTCACCCAGCTTGCCAGCCATGGCGGCGACGGTTTCGATGTCCTGCCCGACGCTGGCGGCCACGGGCGCGGCGTACTTCATCGTCTCGCCGAGCATCTGCAGGTTGGTGTTGGAGCGGGTGAAGGTGCCGACCAGGACGTCACCCAGGCGCCCGGTTTCGCTCGCCTGCAGGTTGAAGCCGGTGAGGATGTTGGAGGCGATGTCCGCCGTTTCTGCCAGGCCACTGTCACCGGCCTTGGCGAGGTCCAGCATTCCGGGCATGGCCGCCTGGATGGATTCGGCCTTGAAGCCAGCCATGGCGAGGAAGCCCTGGGCTTCTGCCGCCTGCCCCGCAGTGAACTGGGTACTGGCCCCGAGCTGGCGGGCCTGCTCGCGCAGCGCGGCCATCTCGTCGGACGCGCCGTCGAGGCGGGTAAGCGCCTGCACCTTGCTCATGGCAGCGTCGAATTCCAGCCCGGGCGCCATCAGCTGCGCGCCGGCGTAGAGCATGCCGCTGCCGGTGGCCAGCCCGCCGGCACCGGTGGCGGCCATGCTGCCGGCCAGTTGCTGGGTGCGCTCGTACTGGGCCTTGGCCTGGCCGAGGCGCTTCTGCTGGGTGGTGAGCTGTTTGAGGCGCTGTTCCTGTTGGGCCAGCGTCTTGTTGGTGCTCTCGACTCGTTGGCGCAGCTCCCGCTCATGCTGGCCAAGGTTGCGGGTGCTGACGCCGGCCTCGCCCAGCTTGCCGCGCAGGCCCTGTAGCTCGCGCTGCTGCTCGTTGTGCTTTTGCTTGAGGGCGTGACCCTGGCGGACCGCGCTCTGAAATTCACGCGTCAGCGCCTTGGTGGGCGTGGCGGTGCTGGCCAGCTCGCGGGACAGCGCCTTGACACGTTCGCGGTTGGCCTGCAGGGCGCCGCCGGTTTGGTCGGCAGCGCCCTTGAGGTTACGGAATGAACTGACGTCCTTCTGCAGGGCCTGCAGGCCTTTGAGTTCGCCGCGGGTGTCCTTGAGGGCGCGGCCCAGGCTGGTCGCGCCGCTGGCAATGGTGCGCAGCGGGCGGGTGGCATTGTCCAGCGCCTGGAGGTTGACCTTGAGGTTCAGATCACGCGCCATGCGTGCGCTCCCATCGTTCGATGGCGCGCTCGCGCCAGTCCATCAGTTCATGCAGCGGCATGGCGTTCATCTGCTCTGGCCCCCAGTGGAACACCAGGGCGATGTCCGCCATCACGTCATCTACGCGGCGGGGGATTCCGCCGTGCTGCCCGTCTTCTGCAAAAAACCGGCGATGGCGTCCGCGCAGCCCAGCAGATCGGCCACGTCCAGGGCGGCAACTTCCTGCTCGGTGAGGGTCGGCTGGCTGATGCGCGGCACCAGGCGGATGGTGGCGTTGACGTCGCCGTTGATCAGGTCGGCCAGCTTGAGGCCGCGCAGCTCGCCGGCGGCCGGCTTGCGCAGGGTGATCTCGGTGATGCTGGTCTCGCCGCGCTTGATGGCCTGCTCGAGGACGATGGGGTCGCTGGTCTTGCTCATGGGTGTGCTCCTTGGGGTTGGGGTAGCCGCAGCACTTGGTGGCTGCGGCGGGTTGCGAAACGGTGGGCGTTGGACGCGCATGACTTACAGGCCGATGGCCTTGCGGTGCTCGGCGAGGCGGTCTTCGCCGTTGACCATGAAGACGAAGTTGAGCAGGTCGATCTCGATTTCGACGTTGCCGTCCACGCTGAGCTTGTAATAGGTGCAGGTGGTGGTGATGGAGTGCTCGGTGTCCTCGCCGGACTCGGCGTCACCGAAGTCGATCTCCTCGTGCCGGCCGCGGGCGACCACCTCGACGGCGGTCACGGCGCCGGTGTCGTCCTGCTGCACGGAACCGGCCCAGCGCAGCATCACGCCGTCCGCCTTCACGGCGCCGAACTGGCGCAGCACGGTCAGGTCCCAGCCGCCGAGGGTCCATTCGATCTGAATGCCGTCGTCGGAGTGGCCCATGTCGACCTTCACCGGGCCGTCCATGCCGGCACCGCGCCAGTCTTCGAACTTGCGGCCGAGGGTCGGCAGGGTGACGGACTTGCACTGGCCAACGTAGCTGGTGCCATCGTTGAACAGGTTCATGTGCTTGAGTTTCTTGGGCAGGGCCATGGCTGGGCTCTCCTACGGCGCGGCCGAGGCCGCGCGGGTCAATGGGGTCAGGCAGTGATGCCGGCGGCGAAGTCGACCAGGTAGCGGTCGGTGATGCGCTGGCGCAGCAGGAGGTTTTCCAGCGGCGGCACGGGCGTGTAGTCGTAGTCCAGGAACAGCTTGCCGGCCTTGAGGGTGTCCTTGTCGTTGGCCGCCTCATCGAACCAGCACTGCCCGTCGATGATGTAGCCGCCACGCTTGAGCTCGCGGAACTTGGCGTTGATGCCCTCGACGATGTCGCGCACCAGGGAGGCATGCATGGGCTTGTCCACCGCCCAGAAGTGCCCTTCGGCCATGGTGT